TTATTTTTTTATCCTGCTTATTTTGCCATCCCAAATTAACCACACCTCTTTTAGGTTCCTTTCTGCTTCTTTAAAGGTTTCTCTAACTTCAGAAACCGCATCAGCTTTGGTATAGTTTTTCTTACCTATCAAATTTAATACTGCTATTTGTGCATTTTGTTTTGAGCTTTCGATCATCCTTTTAGAAATTTTATCAAGACGCGGACTTGTTATTTTTTTCATTTCAACAATTGTATCAAGACTGGGAATAATTCCTTCAGGATTTTTTATGTCTTCAACAAATGTATTTTCCGGTGTAAATAAAACCTTGTATCCGTTTTCTTCAAGAATCTTTGCAATTTCAACTTCATGCTTTTTAGGATCTGCATCTTTTATTATATTTGCCTTGAAATCTGTTCCCTGTAACCGTCGTTCTCCCAATTCATTATGTGCAAGTCTGACATCAAAATTATCAATCCCGGCTGCTTTGGCAGCTGCCTCTACCTCTTTTTTTATTCCATAGCGTTCAATTCTCTCTTTCATTTTATCGGTTAAACGCCACCAGCTTTCTTTCTCAATCGGATTCCCGCCGAAACCCTCTTGAGGCTTAAAATTCTCTCTTATCTGTTTCATTGGAACATTTTCAATTTCCATTCCACGCCCGATCTCGTAATCATAAACGGCGCGGAATGTTGTGCGGCAATTAAAGTGATAAGGAGGAAATCCGTATGTACTCCAGAATGAATGTGAAGCAGCTAATGCTTTCCCGTTTCCGGCAATAGAAGCAAGCCCCTTACAAATATCGCTTGTTCGGCCGTCTTCAATAAAAAGAAGTTCCCACGCAGGCGGCATATTATTTTGATACTGCATGAGCCTTCCTGCATTATATGCCGACTGCATATTAGTACGGTAAACTGTTTCAAAATACCTAGCAGAAAAAGGCTGATCTGCATCTTCGGTAAAAGCCTTTATATCTTTCCAAGTTTCTGTAAAATATTCCCCTTTTTCCATAGCATTTAAAAGCCTGCCTCTAAGCATTTCGATATGGTCAGCTTCTGCAAGACGGGCAACCGTAAAAGCCCTAAACCTTAATTTAGGCTCGAGTTCTTCCCACTCTTCTTTTGTCAAAGAAACCTTACCCTTAAAAAAATCTATAGCTTCTTCAAAAGGTAAAGGCTCGACTGAAAAAGAAATATCCAAATCGAGCTGTCCTGAGTCATCTGCAAGACTTATATTCCCTGCGGCATGTTCCATTCCGATAAGCAAGGACGATGCAAAGGCGTTCATAGTCATTGAGAAAAGTTCACGGTTAAAATCGGGACGCGGTGCCGCCTGTAAATCTTCTTTTTTAGGCGGCTCACCGTTTTGTGAAAGAGTATTTAAAAAGGCTTTAACCGTATTTTGAATAGCTTTTAAGAATCGTTTTTTTGAAGCGGCCGCAAGACTTTCAAGCTCTTGGACTTTTGCTTCTTCTTGAGCTAAAACACTCGTGCGGGTAAGCGGTCTTTTTTTTTTAAAGGTTTATCCGACAAGGCAAAGCCGTCATTTTGAATTTCGGGAAGCACGAATTCGTCTTCACTGTTCTTTGGTCTCGGCAATTTATATCGAGTGTATAAGGCTTCTTTTGATACAGGGATTTTGTTTTGAATTGCCTGCATTATTTCTTCAAAACTTGCATAGCTTTGTAAATCAAATTCACCTTTAGGTGAAGGAATTTCTTTCCCGAAATTGAGCTCCACCATCCAGTCTATAAGTGATTGAAACACTCCCTGCAATGCAAGAGCGTCTCCGTGGCAAACTCTCACCAAGTTTTCATCGTGAACGGTCGCCTGCGCCCTTGTGCCGAATTCTCCTTCTTGTGTACTTAATGATTGAGTTGTAAGGGCAAAGCTGATTTCCTGATTGCATGTGTCGATAAGCGTTTTATGGTCGCGCAAAGCTCCTGACATTTCAAGCACTTTTAGCTCTTTTACATTTGCAAGGGCAAGTCCGTCCCCGCCGCCTAATTCGCTTAACGTGTCGGATATAACTTGTGCATTCTTCCTAGCCTTATCTCCATCAGGAGCGTCAAATAAAGCTACCAATGACGGCACTCCTGCTTTTTGTGCCGCTTTAAGCCAAAACTCCCAGCCAAGTTGTTTAAACTTCCACGGCCAGTAACACATCAAAAGGTCGGAAAAACCATAAGGATTTTCGGCTCTCGGATTATTTCGATAAGATAAAAACTTATAAGAAGCGTTTAACTCCTCGTTTGTCTTTTTCAATACAGGAACCCACACCGATTTTTTCCCGCCTTGAGTTTTTACAAAACCTATTTTATATACTATGTCTTCAGGGTATTTATTCCGTAAAGAATCGGGAATGATTTTTCCTTGTGCATTTTCTTTCCACAGAACTTCACTGAATGAATGACCGTATTCGATTGCCGTTAAAAATTCTTTAACATCCGTTTCCCAATTAAGGTTAGCAGTTAAATTATCGCGGATAAATTCGTACACCTCATCGCTTGCGTTTCCCTGTCTAATTACGAATGGGAAACTTGTAACGATGTCTTTTCTAAGCCGTAAGTGCGAGCCGATTTTAGCGTCTAAAATCATTTCGTCTACAGTTCTATAAAAACTTACCTTATCCGCCCATAAATCGGCAGGGTTCGGTAAATAAGAAATAACCGACCAAAACTGATCCGGCTGTATAATCTCCATTGCTAATTCGTGTTTCATTTACTACCTCCGCTATTTTAATAACCTTTTTAGATTTTTCTTTTGAACAACTTTTGTAAAATTTCCAAGTTCTGCAATAAGCTCTAAGATTTTTTCTTTCGACGGTTCAGGTAAATTATTATGCTTAGGGCTTGAGTCTGCTCCGATGTTGACTTGTACGGGATTGCACACTTTAATCAGTTCTACAAATTCAGGTAAATCAAAATCCATAATAGGCTCAATGGTAATATATTTTTTAATACTGTGAACCCAAGATAAAGTTAAAGCTCTATCCTGTGGAGATGGAGAATTATTCATTATGCTTTTATATATCCTGTTTGTTTCTAATGTCGTACAAATACAAAAATGAGATTTAAGTTCATTAAAGAAACTTGAAAATCTGTCAGGATTTTTCGTTTGTAATAAATAATTATTACCAGAATATTCATTGCAATAATCCAGTGTTCTTTTAATCCACTTATACGGAATATCATCAGCGAACATATCACCGGAAGAACCTACAAAGATAAAATTTTCTTTGCCTAAATCGGTTTTAAATTCCTTTTCATCAAGGTGTAATGAATGTTGTTTCCCCCACCGTTTCATGTAGCAATAAGAGCAGCCGTGCGGACATTCGCCCTTGATTGTGTTCCATGTATGCGTGATAAACTCATACATGTTTCCAGTACTTTTATTTAGCGGCATTTTAGTTCTCCTCTTAAAAAAATATTTTCTAAATAATTCCTAATTAAGAATTAAGCATTCTCAATTACACTAATGTCTAAACCTGCTTAATGCAGCCTTAAGCCTTGTCGGGGCCGTTTGCAATTTAAACGCAAAGACTTCGTTTGTCGTGTTTTGAGAAACTTCCCAAGCGTAATAACATGCGTCCTGTAAATCGTCAAACTCCGACTTGGGATACATCGTTAATTGGTCAATCGTTTTATTGTGATTTTCTTTCCATTTGAAAAATCCGTTTTCAATTAAAGGAGATAAGGATAAGATTCTTTCTTTTCCGATCCCCCGTGTTGAAAGCCCTTTAATGGGTAAGTAAACGCTCCTTTGGGCGGCAGCTTCCATAATGTGCTTTTTATAGATTGACTGAAAACCGACCTCTTCAAAGCCTATTAAAATAGGTTTATAAATTAAATATTTTTCAATCAATTTATTTACTGCCGTATCAACGGAGCAGCATTGTGCCCATTCGTCAAGCTCGTACAATTCGCCTGATTCCGCAATACCTAAAATAAAGATTGCAAATTCGTCATGCTTCCCTGCCGACGGATCGACGCCCATATAAACACGCAAGGTGTTTATGTCGACTGCGTTATACCGGATAAACCATTCAGGTTTAAAAATACGCTCCTCATCGCTTAAAGGTTCGTTCATGTATTCTGTGCTGAATGCGGCACTGCCTATCTCTCTTTTTTTTGTATTTAATTTTTCATCAGTCCAATATGAAGCCCAAAGAGAAGTCCCTTGCGGCGTAAAGGCTGCAAAGCGTAAGCCTATCCAATTTGTAAGTTCTCCGTCTGCAATGCGTTTTAATAAGCGGCTCGGTACATCATCGGAATGGAATATAGTGTTTATAATAATTGTAAAAACATCTTGACCTAGAGGGATGACAGCACGCAAGAACCACTGATATATTTTATCTCTTTGGGTAAAAGTGCGGGCCGCCTCATCTTTTAAAATGTCGTCGCAAATAATTAAGTCTGGACGATGCTGCCTAAACTTAACGCCTCTCACGGCGGCCTCTGAACCGAACCCTTTAATTGCAGTCTCATTTTTTAATGTAATAAAATCACTTTTCCAAACCTTACCTTCCATTGCTCCAAAGTCTTCAAAGATAAAATCGTTTCCCTCGATTTCATCTTTTATGCTTTGTAAGGCTCTGTTTGCCATATCCTGAGTAGCGCAAAAAATACAAACAAAATTATTTTTCTTAAAAAGAATCCGCCAAAGAGGAAACGCCAATGCCCAGCGGGTGGATTTTGAAAATCCGCGCGGTTCAATATCGACAACGGCTTTTACTTTTTCGGAGGGTATCAAATAAGAATGATACTGCTCTTTAATAAGAGGTTTAATTTCTTCAATATGCTTTTGTGTAAGGCTTTGAGTATTTGCAATATCTATTAAAGTCTTATGATAAGGTGCAGGTTCCGAAGAAAAGTAATGCGGCAAGTACGTTTTGCAAAAGTAAAAAAAATCATTTTCGGCTTTTGCAAGACGTGCTTTCTTTTCTAAAACCTCTTTTGTGTTATCGCCTACCAGTTCAGTTAAAATATCGCTCATTATTTAACCTCAACCTTATCGATGATTACATAAAGCCTTTGTAAAAGGTCGGTGTCGTTTTTAATTGCGTTTTGCAATTCTTTTTTTATTTCTTCTTTTGCTTTTTCCAGGGCTTTAATTGCTTTGGTTCGATAATTGGAAAGTTTTAATTGAGCTTCTGCAACACGAGCGGCAGACTGGAATAAGTCGACGGGATCATCAAATTCCAAGCTGTCTATAGTTCGTAAGTCTTTAGCAATAAGACTTGTCATCTGCATAAGAACGGCTTCACTCATTTCAGTGCCCGGATAGTCTTTTAAAACTTCCGCCATTGCCTTTGCAGCTTCTATTGCTTTTTGTGTGTCTTCGATTTCTTCTTTATGAGACTTTATTACGCGGCGTATTCCCTCACGGCTGATTGTTACTTTAAGTCCTAGTTCCTGTATTTTTTTATTAACCTCTTCGGTAACATAGACTATCGTATTTTTTCCGCCGTCCCATTTATCGATAATGAGTTCTACAAGACCGTGTTCCTGTGCTTTACTCTTAGCTCCCATACTTGCCCGCCTTTCGATTAAGGAATATTCACTCCTGCATCGCTTTCGATATTTCCCTCAATTAAATCGATTCCCTTTGCAGTGATTTTAAACCAACGCACAAAAGAACGCTCTTTATAGGGGTGAGGAATTTCTTTTTTTTCGGCATAGCCTTTTTCTGCCAAGTATTCAAGCGATGAGATAATAACATCCCGTTCGTTATAATCATAAAATGCCCGTACAATAACCTGTTCGGGTATTCCGTCAGGATATACGGTGTGTAAAAAGGTAATAAGTTCGCCTCTTAAATATGCAGTTTTTACTTTCATTTCTGTCCCTTCCAAAGTTCAATAATTTTTTCAAGTGTCGTATTATTCTGTGCAATGATTAAATCTTGTACACGGTTTAATTCACTGCGCCATCCGCCCATGTCTTTATAAAAATCATCTTTCTCAAGCTTATCCATTTTTAAAGCACCTATTTCATTTCGGTGCACATCGATTTCTTTTTTTAGATCAAATATTGTTTTATTAAAATTTTCTTCAAGCCTGCTCAAACCGCTTGATAAACTCTCTTTAAACTCGTTTGACCGCTTTGCATCTTCGGCCGCATTTTTTGTCTGCTGCTTAAAAAGATACGAAATAACAAAAGCGATAATTGTAGTTATCGCTGTAGGCCCCCAGTCTTTTGCTGCAATAATCAGTTGTTCAAATCCCATGTCTACCACCTTATTTGAGCAAATCCAAATCCTAATGCCGTTCCGCCTAAAATAGAAATAGGAATACTCCACCACGGAACATTCATCTTATGGTTTAATCTTTTGACTTCTCTTTCAAGTTCTAAAGAAAGTGTTTTGTAATATTCGGCATCGGGGCTTGCGGCAAGAAGCCCTTGTTTATAGCCTTCTGCAAAAGAAGCATCTATGTTCTTGTTCATTTCGCCTAAACAAATAAGTAAAATTTTTTCCACTTCTTCTTTGCTATAATCCTGCTTCGCTAATTTTATGCTGAATCGTTTCTGCGGCATCTTGTTTAATACCATTTGTGATTGCGTGTAACTCGTCTGCATTACAAGCATTGTCAACAAGATCGCTGCCATCGCTTTTTTTAATTTTTTCATAAACACTTTCCTTTTTATCTTGAGCTTTTATTTTTGCCTCATCAATTTTTTGTTTTATTTTTTTTCTGTTACTAAAAAAAATAAATACAAAGAAAGCCGCAGCCGCGGACAACACGGCTGCAACAGTTTTTACAATCTTACTAAGTATGTTTCTCATGCCACGCTTCTTTTAATTTTTTTAAAATAGCTTCATAAAAGAATACGCTTATTCCGAATATAGTCGCCCACCAAAACCAAACTTCCCGTGGAGCAAAAAAAGCTCCATGCCATAAAAGGAATGCAAAGAACGCTGAGAATAAGGCAGGTATCCAGACTCGATAGCCCGTAAGCCTATCCTTCTTATCCAGCTTCTTTACGAGCTCGGTAAAGATAACCGTCAACAGTACCGCTATAACCACAAACAGCGGTAAAAATCCAATCAATGATCCCATAACAAGACCTCCTATTTATTTTTTAGCATTTATAAAATGCTTATTAAAAACTTTTCTACATCTGCTTTAAAGTTATTCCATGCTTCATTTTTTTCGACAAAATATTTAGGGCATATTTTCCCCGTTACATCGAAGTGCCTGTAAATATCTTTTTGCGGATTTAAATTAAATTGTTTTATCAATGTAGCTGTAAGCTCAACTGCAACACCGTATGTTTCTTTAGTAAAACGGCCCGTCCAATCGGGATGACAAAGCTCAAGCCCTATAGTGCTGTTGTTAGGATAAGAACCTAGGCTTTCTTTTATTCCCTGACAGTAGGAATAAGCTCCTACATGATAAGCCATTTCGTCTACCGGCAGGCATTGTATTATTTCTCCATCCAAGCCTATAATAAAATGAGCCGATGCATATCTTGCCTTATTAATATCTTTTTGATTTTTAAGATTTTCAAAATAATTTCTGTTTGCCAATGCCGAAGTTCCGGCATTTCCTACCCAATGAATAACGATTCCCTTTACCCCTATAAGGTTTTTATTGGGCCTGGAGAATTTATTTTCCGTTAAGAATTTTCTTTCAATTTTCATAATTAAATTTTAATCTTTAAAGAAAATTTTTAACGGAGCGTAGTAAAACAGGAATAAAAAAACACCGCACAAAAAGGTGCGGTGTTTTCTTTCAAGCTGCAAAATTAAATTCTAGTTGATTGTTTCGTGTTTTTCCGAATAGCGGATTAAGCTTTCTTTGCTTATCCTCCAGTTTTGTTCGTCGCCATTCTTGTACGCTTTTAATTGCCCTGAACAAATCAGGCGGTAAATCGTATGATAGTTCACTCTCAGAAAGAATGCTGCTTCCGAGATGCTTAAAGTATTTTGTAAACTCATTAACTCTTCTTCCAAACCCTCGCTTTCCAACATCGTCATAATAAACCTCTATTTCTTTTTCAGGAATTCTTAATGCTGTGCCTACTTTAACGCCCAGTATTAAATACATTTCTAATCTGTAATAAACTTGTCTTGTTGTAACAAGTTCTCCTTCAACAGCCGTCATTATAATTGCTGTTTCAATTGGTGTTAATAACATTTTAAACCCCCTTTAAGTATATTTTGAATCGGGATTAAATCCCGCTTTTTTACAAATATCTCTTAATGCAAGAATAACCTTGCTAGCATTAAATACGGTTAAATGCGATATATCTATGACTTTACCTATTCTTAAAATCAAGGCATTTAAACTTTTTTCATCTTTTACTCGGGAAGCTAAATCCCAAAGACCTCTTATATAGTATTCTTGTTTTCCCGTAAGGCGATCTTTCCCGCCTCCGCTTCGTTGATTTTTAAAAGAATAATTACTTCTCTTTTCTTTTTTGAATGTATAGCCTAAATTTTTAAAACCCTGCATTATTATCTTGTATTGATTTTCTGTTTTTATTTCCGAAGCCGAATAAATGCCGGCCCCGGAAAGAAGGGCTCTGTATGCCTCTTCATTTAATTTTAACTCTTTTTTTGCGATATGTATTGCCGCTAGTTTTTTATTTCTGTCTTTAAGCATTTTTCCCTCCTGAAGAACTCCCGTTTTGTTTAAAACGGGAGTACATTGACAAACTACCGTCTTTTTAATTAAAGTAGCTTAATCCGGTTTAGGCAGCACCCTTAGATAAGGACTTAATGCAAGCTTCAGAAGCTTCAACATAAAACGATTCACTTCCTTTAATTCGGGTGGCTCCAAATTTGCAAAGGTCGTCATCGCTAAAGCCTTTAAGGGCTGCCTTTACCGGCTCTTTTTTTATCTTGATGCAGTGTGCAAAACCGGCTTTCTCCAAAAGCTCTGCCGTGTCATCGGATACCTCAATTTTATCAGCTCCCTTACGGTATCCTATTGTTCCATTTGTAAGAGCTGCGGATTTTTTCCCGTTAAGATACAATTCTTCGCGGTGATTATCCGAGTAGCATTTAATTTGCTCTATAAGTTCTGCTCTTTCAGTAAGCATTTCTCGCGAGGCTGCCTCTGCTTCAGCTGTAGCATTGTTGATAATCTCGGATGCCTTATTTTCAACCTCTGAAATTCCGATGTCTAATTCTGCGACACGGTGCAGTGCGTCTTCAATTTGTGAAACGTTCCTTAATTGTTTCATTTAGAACCTCCTAATGTTCTTTTTATTTTTCATATTTTTACGCTGCAGGCGGTTCATCATCACCTGCAACATAAAAGCTTTGATTTATACATTGCCTTGTTTCAAAAACAAGGTTCCGAACATCCCTTAAGCGGTCTTCAGCATTGCCGTTTAATATACCGCTTATCGCAATCTTTTCAATTTCTGTGAGCTTTCCCTGTAAAAGCTCGTATGAATTTTTAGTAGTCTTAATCATCTTTACCCTCCCTGTGATTATTTTATTTTTGTTCGCTTAACAAGGCTTTTGCTTTATTAAGTGTTTCCAAACTGACAAGCTGTGTCGCCGTATTTGTGTTTTTGGGAAAGTACGGCATAATTTCTGGTAATGTTTCAGAAAGCTGTTTGTCGGTGATACACGAAAGCAGTACAGCTTTTATCGTTTCTTTTTCTTCGATGAATTTTTCCAAAACATTCGTAATGTTTTCTAATGATGATTTTACAAGTGCTTTGGTTTCTTTATTTATATCATCAAAATAAAGACGGTTTTTAGCAGGATATTTTGTTTGTATATGAATACAATGCAATGACTTGGCATTTTTAAAAAAAAGCGATGAATAAAGGTCTTCAAGTTTTTTCCTTTCACCGTAAAAAGAATTGATATATACATCTTCGTAAAAGTCGATGTACTTTTCAAATTCTTTTGCTTTTTCAAAATCAAATTTTGAAAATAATTTTTTTACTGCCTCCGTTACTGCATTTTCAAATTCCATATTCAACGTATTAATTACTGCGTGGTATTTTTTTGTGCAGTAAGCTTCAATAATTTTATCCCTGATCCCTTGTGTTAATTTCATTTTATGCCTCCTTTACTTTCCATCATTGTCCCGAATCTTGTATCTTCCGGAGCATCTATTTTTCCGTTGTTTTCGTACATCTCGATTTTTGCGTAATACGCCTCAAAGGCCATGCAGACATTCTTTTTCATGTCCTGCCATTCAATTTCAGGAAGTCCTATAGGTTTTGGAATTCTTAAATTTGCAACGGGGAATCTGCCGTAGCCTCGCCGAAAGCCCCACAAATCTTCGTCGTAAATCTCTACACGATAATTTTCAAGTTTAATACCGCTTGCTGTTTTACGCTTGAAAATTGTTGCAAGTTCCTCATCATAACTTCCGTCATCATCTTCAAGCCCCGCCGTATAAATCTTTCCATCATCTTCATCACAAGGAGCCGGAAGCGCTTTCCTTGTTGATATGCCGGCTTCCGAATAGGCTTCCATTAAAGTCAGAGTGTTTAAAAGGTCGGGTTTGTCATAAAAGTAATCGTAAAGCTTTATATAGTTTCTTATGGTTGCCGGAGATATCTCAAGATTAGATTCGGCCCAAACCTTAAAAGCATTTCTGTCGTTTGAAGCTAAAAATCGTTGAACATTAACAAGCTGCTCTCCAATTTCAAAAGCTATTAAAACACCTTTTTTCATAAGATCATAAAGCTTTTTATGATTTTTATTTATATCTTTTGCCTCATCCTTATATAAAGATTTTATATTTACAAGGCTTTTTGAATTATCCAT